CCGTTTCTCGATCAGCCCACGTAAGGCTTTCAGTTCCGCACGTGCCTTGTCCAGTTCGCCCTTGACTGATTCAAGTTCAAACCTTGCAAGTTCAAGCTCGGCTTTTGCCTGTTCAAGCTCAGCCTCCAGTTCCTCATACTTGGCATAAGGCACTGTCTTGCCGTGGCCGTGGTGTATGAGCTTGTCGCCTTCATAGATGTCAAACCCTAAAGCACGGTACTGCTTGACCTCTGCGCTTTCGATTTTCAGCACCTTATTGCCTTTTTGCGCTGTAAACATGTTTTATGCCCCCTTTGTTGTTAATCCGTCATGCCTTACGACCCGTAAATCTCGACAATCGTTGCCGCCGGGAATCTGTAACCGGTCAAGCCAGCGATGCCAACGCTCACCGTTCCGGATGTCGGAGATGAGAGAGCAAGCGTCCACTCTTTGGCTGAACCGCTCAAGGCACCCTTGGTTGCCGAGCCGGTGCCCGCCGTGATCGTGAAGTGAGAGGCTTGTAAGCCGGTCACATCCTTGTCAAAGGTGAATTTGATGCCGGTTGAAGGCGTTCCGCCAGATGCTCCGCCCTGTTGAACCGCCGACACGACCGCAACAATCGTTTCGGAGTAGATGTTGACAAGACCCGGAGTTGCCGGGAAAGCGTACCCGGCTAGGCCGCTTACCTTGATTCCAACGTTGCCCTCGACGGGATTGCTGATCGCAAGTGTCCAGACTTTACCGAATCCGCTCACTGTGCCCTTCGTGGCTGATCCTGACCCGCTAGAAAGCGTGATATGAGACGATTCAAGGCCTACCACGTCTTTATCGAACGTGATCTTGATGCCGGTTGAATTGACCGATCCGGATGTTCCGCCGACCTGCTCGATTGAAGAGATTCCGACCGTGACAGCGCCGGTGTCAACATTGATCTTCACACCGTCAAGCTTCTTCTCGATCAGGAACAAGTCCCCGTAGCGCCTGTTCTGATACAGCCAGCCGTCGCCGTTCGTGTGAGTGCCGGGCGCCCAAAGATAGATAGAATTGTGCTTATCAGCCGCAATGACCGATCTCGGATGAACAAGCATCATCTGAATCTGCAAAGCGTTTTGTGCCGGCTCAAAGCCATCTGTGAAGTCGTAAGCCGTTTTGAACCGATCTTTCGGAACGGACTTGATGGTCACATCGTCCAAGGAACGCACTGCACGGTTGATTCTTCCGTCGTTAGCACCGCCGACGATGATTGCGCGATAAATCTTCTCTGCGTTCTTAATCATCGTGTTAACGGTTGCCGTAACATAAAGAATACGCCCCGTTTCAGGAACGCCGGCATCGTCCATCTCTTCCATCCACCTGTCGAATACGATCAAAACATTTGCGTCCGTAAGAGGCGTGGTATCCGCCGTCTTTCCGAAAGTCGTTGTGTAATCGTAATAGATTTTGGAGAATCGGTATGCGTCCAGTTCCGGGATCGCTTGCTCTTCCTCGAACGTTTTAGTAACGTTAGCCGCCGACAGGACTTGGTTCGTCTCGTCAACGTCCATGGCGTCTACGAAGAACTCTACGTCTCGGTCATGGGATAGCGTCTTGACTTCCCAATCATTGGCAAGCGCCTGACGGTTGTACCCGCCCGATCTCGAATGTTCCTTGTACCCGCCTACCTCAAGTCTCGGAATCTTGATCGTCTTTGCGTCAACGAACTTTGCACCTTGCATCGTGAAGTCGCCGGAGACAAGCTCTCGTGAATATTTCTGCTCTAAGTCAGCCAGAAATTGTTCTGCATAGTTAATTGCCATTGTTAGTTATCCTTTCATTCTGTGTTGCCAAAGATTTTGGCTATTTGTTCAGACGTTCCCGGTTGTTGCTGATCAGATGCCCCGATCTTGAAACCGGGCTTGCCTTCCTCGTCTGCGCCGGACGATGCTTTGAATTCGGGTATCGTGCTGACCACCTGCTCCAATGCGGCAGAGATCGCCGCTTGATCCGGCTGACCTTGTTCGTCTAGTCCGATGGCAGACAAGTCCGCCAGCCTGATGACGTGTTCCACCCTGTCTGGCCTGATCTGCATGGACAGGGCCTGCATCATCGCTTCCGACCGGACGAGCCGTTGGTTGGCCTGTACCATGATCGCCTGTTTCTCCTTCTCCAAAGCGTCATATTGCGCTTGGAGTTGGGTCAGATCGTTTCGGGCGGCGGCTTTTGTTTCCGCCTGTCGTGCTTTGTAGGCTTCCAACGCCTGTTTCACTTCCTCCTCTGATAACCCTTGCTGTTTGAAGTAACTGGTCAGGGCACCCCGTGTCGCACGTTCTTCCCTCTCGGTCGCAATCCGTTCAGCTTCCGCCATATCAATTTGTTTGATGTTACCTCCGGCTTCTTGGTTGCCGTCACCCCCCGCCTGTTCGGCTGTCGCTTCCTCGTTTGCGGTGTCGAGTACACCCTCTTGTTTGTCAAGCATGTTGGTTTCCTTTCCTGATCCGTTTTCTGCCCGTCGGCTCCGGCTTATAGCGCCGTACTCTGTGATTGCTCAAACTCTATTATAAACGCCTATATGCGGTTTCTTTAATCCAACAACTTCTCACGCTGTGGGTTTCGCCTTAACTGCGGTTGGTGCCGTAAATGCTCCCTCATGGCCGCTTGCCACGTTTTGACTTTTAAGGCCGCCTTTGCCTTTTCGTCCTTGTTGACCGACAATGCCTCCTGACGCTTCCACTCCCTGATCTTGCGCTCAATGTATCGCTGTTGTTGTTCGGCTTCATAATTGGATTTGGTCTGGTCGAAGTCCGACTTCTTTGGGATTTGTGTCACGCCAGGTATGTAGACCGTCAATGGGTGTCGGCAATTCGGTCCTTGGAAGTGTGACGGCGGTTTCATGGCTTCGGACAGCATAGGGTGCTTACCGTCCGGCTTGCCTTTGGAAAATACATCATCTATGAGTATTTTGCCCTGCCATTCCTGACAGGTGTCGCACGTGCTGTGTAAGGTCGGGCTGATGACCGTGTAAATGCCCCATTCCTCACGCTTGACACCCTCGGCTTCATTGGCCGCACGTCTTGCGCTTGTCCGTAAGGCCATTTCAACATAGGACGATACATTGACACGCTTGCCGTCCTCGTACTCGATGGCGTTCAGCCCCTGCTTAGCCGCTTCTTTGGTGGCGTACTCCACGCTGTCAAGCAAAGTCATGGTACCTGTCTGAAAAGCCACGTCCGCACGTTTGACAATATCCTCGTAAATCGCCCCGGCTCGTTGCGCCGCCCCGTACCGGGCTTTGTCCATATCGCTCCTCACGTCCAGAATGACCGTTTTAAGGCGTTCCTCGTGCACCCCGGCAAAACTCTCGACCGATACCGGGGAAAGCCGTACTCCTTGCTCCTGTGCGTCCAGAATGGCCTTGTCAAAGGTTTCCTGCCCGGACTGGTACGCTTCTTCAATGTGCTGTTCGATGTAAGGCAACAATTCTTCAAAGGTCTTGTTGACCTCGCTGGATAACTTGCGTCTGAACGACCGAAGCCCCCGAAGTTGAACCGCTTGCCATTGGGTCCAGCGGAAGCCCTGACGCTCCTGTTCCAGTTTATGACGCTGTAAATTGCGCCCCATCGACCGATAAAGGTTCAATTCCAAGTCCATGAGGACCGCAATCACCCAATCAATCCAGCCGAACATTAGCTTTCAGTCACTTCTTCCGCAAAGCCGTGAGGTACCATAGTCGGTTCTTCCAACTCGATGATGCCTTTTTCGGCTTTAATCCGGCGGATCTCCCCCTCAATCCATTCGTCATCTTTGGTGTCGCCCCAAAGTTCATTGACCTGTGCTTCAATGCTCATGATGTTGCTGGCCGCCGCCTTGCCGATGGTTTCGACCTGCGCCTCAAAGGACGGATTAGCGTACTCACCAAAATCGATTGTCACATCAATGTCGCCGTCCAGATTGATCTCATGGAGGGTCGCATAAGTCAGGATTGAGGACTTGACCAGAGTTGCCAGCACCTCACGCAGGGTCATGATGATTTTATCCCTGGTGTACAGCGTGGTCTTTTCCTTCTCCCTCTGCGCTTCGGCATTGTCACGACGTTTGACATCAATCCCCAATGTAGACGGTGAGATAATCCCCTGTAAGCACATGTCAAGGTTATTCAGGTATGTGTTGACGTAACCGTCATACTGAATGGCTGGCTGGTCGGTGACAATTCGGGATTCGCCGTTCTCGGTCAGGGGATCCGCCAAAGCCGTAAACTGGTTGTCAAAGGGATTGACCGGCATGGGATTCCCCGTATTTGGGTCTCTCGGAATCATGGACTCCGGGATATACCGCTTGATACGCCCCTGCCTGACGGCTTCCTGCCATTGACTGATGGTCTCGTCCAGAGCGTCCACGGCGTCGGTCTTGGTGTCCAGCAGGGGCTTGCCACGGCCACGGAAAAGCGGTGAATCGTAAACCATGAAGGGTACGGCCATCATGTAATCACCCTCCCACTCGACCGGGGTCAGGTTTTCCAGTTCAGGCACATTCGCCAGCGGTACTTCATTCCCGGACTTGTCCAGCAATTCATAGCGGACGTAACCCTTGCCGTAACGTTCAACCAGCGTGTAGGTCTTGGTCT